CTAAGTGGACAGAAGAGATGCACAAGTACATGGTGCTAGACACATTGGTCAACCATCGTCTTTGGTATGCGTTAGCACCTGAGAGATGGTCAAAGGAAAGCATTGAGTTTGAGCATGACATTGCTGAAATCTGTAACAGGATTGGCAATGCTGGCTGGACATTTGATGTTGAAAAGGCTGGTCTCCTATATGCGAGACTTGCGAAAGAGAAAACGGAACTGGCGGAAGAACTTCAGGAACTGTTTCCTGCATGGGAGATAGAAGAAGAGTTCATTCCAAAGGTGAATAATTCCAAGCTGGGATATGTGAAGGGCGAACCCTTCATCAAGCGTAAACAAGTTGATTTCAATCCTAATAGCAGAAAGCACATAGAGTTTTGTCTGCGCCAGAAATACGACTGGAAACCAAGGGATTTCACTCCTTCTGGTGACGCTAAAATTGATGAAACAACCCTCTCAAAATTACCATTTCAGGAAGCACAGAAGCTGGCTAGGTCGTTCATGATACAGAAGCGACTGGGGCAGTTGGCTGAAGGAAAGAACGCATGGCTTAAGCTGGTTGATAATGATGGCAAGTTACGCCACTCAATCAACAGTAATGGGGCTGTCAGCGGTAGAGCAACGCATATGAACCCGAACATGAGCCAAGTGCCAAGCACAAGGGCAGAGTTTGGCAAAGAGTGCCGTGAACTGTTTGGCGTTCCTAATGGTTATAGCCTCGTTGGCACTGACTTATCAGGCTTGGAACTGAGATGCCTAGCGCACTTCATGCAGGATAATGGTGCTTATGCCAAAGAAATCCTTGAGGGCGACATACACACTGCAAACATGCAAAGCATGGGGCTAAACAGCAGATCAGCCGCAAAGACGGCTATCTATTGTCTCATTTATGGTGGCGGTGACATGCGCCTTGGAGAGGCCATTGGCGGGTCTGCTGCAGAAGGCAGGGCATTGCGCCAACGCTTCATGAAAGCCCAGCCAGCCTATGCTGGATTGGTTGCGGCTGTGAAAGCGGCAGTGAAAGACAAAGGCTATCTAATTGGCCTTGATGGCAGACACCTTCCTATCAGAAGCGAACATGCGGCACTGAACACACTGCTTCAGTCTGCCGGGGCTTTGATCTGCAAGAAGTGGATGCAACTCATAGACCAAGAAATCAAGAGATTGGGCTTAGACGCAAAAATCCTCTGCTGGTCTCATGACGAACTACAAATCCAAGTAAGGAAAGGGCAGGAAGAAGATGTCTGTGGAGTATCTGGAAGAATGGCGGCAGAAGCTGGCAACCATTTCAAGATCACAATCCCAATCGAAGCAGAAGCTGGGGTCGGAACAAACTGGGCAGGAACTCACTGATGAAGAGTTAGAGCCACTTGTTGCGATTTACATGACGCTAGATAGGGCATGGCGCAAGCCGTTTACCACTAAGAGTGATTTCGCACGATATGCGGCCGATATGGTCGCTATCTGCGCTTCTGAAGGGTTGATTAGCACCAAACTTAGTGAAGAGAACTTCGGTAACCGCTGGCTGATTACAGAAGAAGGATTGTTATGGATGAGGGGGTTTGACGATGCGTTTGCTCCTCGACACTGACATCCTTCTTTATAAAGCGGCTTCAGCGGCCGAAACAGAAGTAGAATGGTCACCTGATATTTGGTCGCTATGGACTGACCTGAAAGATGCCAAAGCATCCTTCATGTATCAGGTAGACAAAATCAAAGAGGCTCTCAGCAGTGATGACCTCTTGTTTTGCCTCACTGACCATAAGGAAAACTTTAGAAAGCAAGTTGATCCAAGCTACAAGAACAACCGAAAAGGCACACGGAAGCCAGTAGGTTATGTGGCTCTGTGTGACTGGGTGAGAGAAACATTCCCTCATGCATCAAAACCATCTTTAGAAGCAGATGATGTGATGTCGCTACTTGCGACCCGCCCAGAGAATGTCGGTAAATGCATTATTGTCTCAGATGATAAGGATATGAAAAGTACTCCATGCAAGCTGTATCGGCCTATGGCTGATGAGCGGCTCGACATATCAGAAGCAGACGCAGATAAATTTTTCCTCACTCAATGCCTTACAGGCGACCCAACAGACGGTTATTCCGGGCTGAAGGGTGTAGGCATTAAAACAGCCGAAAAGATACTAGGAAGCAGACCAGATTGGTCGCTTGTAGAGAACGCCTACATAAAAGCTGGGCATACACGAGATGATGCAATCCAACAGGCTAGACTTGCCAGAATACTGCGGTGGTCTGATTGGGATGACAAAGAACAAAAGGTGAGACTATGGACACCAAAACGGTAGCCATAGCCAAAGCAGAGATTGTTGATGAGGTGCTTGCACCTAAACACTACACACAGGGCGATATTGAGTGCATTGAAGGCATCAGAGCCGCATTAGGCAAAGATGGGTTCATTGCGTTCTGCCGTGGTAACAGTCTTAAGTATCTGTGGAGGCTATTAGACAAACACACAACCGGGGAAATCGATGCACGAAAAGCACGGCAGTACCTTGATTGGATAATCAGAGAGTATGAAAATGATGAAGCATCTTGACCTATGCAGTGGCATAGGCGGCTTCTCATTGGGTTTAGAATGGGCTGGGGTTTCCCAGCCTGTTTTATTTTGTGACACAGACGAATGGTGCAGGAAGGTAGTGCATAAGCACTGGCCTGATGTTCCAGTCGCCAAAGATGTGAAGGAACTGTTGAATGAACCAGACAGAATCCCAGACTGCAACATCATCACCTGCGGCTTCCCCTGCCAACCATTCAGCGTTGCCGGGAAGCAAAAAGGCGCAGAGGATGACCGCTACATCTGGTCGTACATTAGCGAAATTATTGCACTCAAAAGACCCACTTGGGTCGTTCTCGAAAATGTTTATGGCATCATCAAGCTGGAACTCGACAAAGTTCAATTTGACTTGGAAAGCCAAGGTTACGCCTCAAGGGCGTTTGTTGTGCCAGCTTTCGGGGTCGATGCCCCACACAAACGAGAACGAGTGTGGATTGTGGGCTACTCCGAACACAATGGATCATCTTCCACAAAGGTCGGACGAGGCTCTGCTGCATCATGCTCAGACGGCAAGGAAGGGCAGAAGCAAGCCCAGCAATCTGAGAGAACAAGTAGACCCAGTGACGATGGCCAAATGGAAAGCGGCACAAAGTCCGAAGCTGTGGGCAACCCCACGGACAACGGATGTAACAGGAGGTCCACGCCAACTGGACGAGAATGGCTACAGGACAAGCAAGAGCAATCCCAAGCTGAAATTTGGAGCGAACTTAGCGGATCAGGTGAAGAAATGGCCAGCAGGGCAGAGCCAAGGGCGGCTCAATCCAGACTGGACAGAATGGCTGATGGGCTACCCCATTGGATGGACGAACCTGACATCCCCAGAGTAACGCCAAATGCTGTAGAGCGGACAAACAGACTTATTGGACTGGGAAATGCAATTGTTCCTCAAATAGCAATGGAAATCGGACTTGCTATCAAGGGGGTGTCGAATGGCCAATGAGATACCGTTCCCGGATGGCAAATATAATGTAATTTATGCCGACCCGCCTTGGACATACAAAGTGTGGAGCAAGAGCGGTGAGGGCAGAACCGCATCATCTCATTATGATGTGATGGACTTAAATGCAATCAAGGCTCTGCCTGTCGGTGACTTAGCAGATGATGATTGTGTTCTCTTCATGTGGGCAACTTACCCAAACCTTCGTGAAGCATTTGAGGTCATAGATGCATGGGGTTTTACCTATAAAACTGTGGCCTTCACATGGGTAAAGAAAAATAAAGTAAAGGATAGCTGGTTTTGGGGCATGGGCTACTGGACAAGAGCCAATGCTGAAATCTGCCTATTGGCAACAAAGGGCAGTCCGAAACGAGTTTCCAGCGCAGTCCATCAGGTGGTGGATGCAAAGATCATGAAACACTCCCAAAAGCCAGACGAAGTGAGAGACCGAATAGTGAAGCTAGTCGGGGATTTGCCTCGCATCGAACTGTTTGCAAGGCAAACCAAAGACGGCTGGGTCTCTTGGGGCAACCAATTAGAAGGACTGTTATGTTCAGAAACAAATTTAGCGAAGACATCTTCAATCTGAAGTATCGACATGAGGGGTGTGAAACTTGGCCAAAGCTGGCCTCAACACTGGTGCATGAAGTCTGTAATGGCTTAATGCCAAAGTCAGAGGTGGAAACACTCACTCAGTATGTCTCAGACATGAAGTTCCTGCCCGGTGGCCGCTACCTCTGGTATGCAAATCGGCCGCTCAAATACTACAACAATTGCTTTCTTTTGAAGGCAGAAGAAGACACCAGAGAAGATTGGGCAACACTGGCTGGCAAAGCAACCTCTGCTCTTATGAGTGGCGGTGGTATTGGAATTGATTATTCTGTCTACCGTCCGTCTGGCTCAAAGCTACAGAAGACAGGCGGTGAGGCATCAGGACCTTTGCCTATGATGCATCTGGTCAACAATATTGGCCGAAATGTAATGCAGGGCGGATCAAGGCGTTCTGCAATGTACGCCAGTCTGCATTGGAAGCATGGTGACATTCATGACTTCTTGAAGATGAAAAACTGGGATGAAATGCCTGTGGGTGACACCAACATGGCGGCACTGAAGCAAAACGACTTCAATTTCCAAGCACCAATGGACATGACCAATATCAGCGTCAATTACGACACTGAATGGCAGGACAAGTATTGGAAAACAGGTGAGGTTGGTGATGTCTTCATGGAGAATGTTCGTCAGGCACTGAGAACCTCAGAACCCGGTTTCAGCTTCAATTACATGAAAGACACTGAAACGCTACGCAATGCCTGTACTGAGGTCACAAGTTCAGACCCTGATGATGTTTGTAATCTTGGCTCAGTGAATATGAGCAGAATAGAAAGCATCACTGAGTTTGCTGATGTTGTGTATCTCGCAACTAAGTTCCTGCTTTGCGGAACTATCAGAGGCCAAGTTCCTTATGAGGCTATTGAGAAGACCAGAGAGAAGAATAGACGGCTTGGTCTTGGCCTGATGGGGATGCATGAATGGTTAATCCAAAGAGGAGAAAAATATGAAGTCACTCCTGAGTTACATCAGTGGTTGCACGTTTACAAAACAGTGTCGGACACTTGCTCAAGAACTTTTGCAGATCAGCTTTCTGTTAGTCAGCCTGTTGCTAATCGGGCTATTGCTCCAACTGGTTCTATTGGTATCTTGGCTGGCACAAGCACAGGGGTCGAGCCACTCTTTGCTGTCGCCTATAAAAGACGCTACCTTAAGGGTGGCACGAAATGGCATTACCAGTACGTTGTGGACAGTGCCGCTCAACAACTCATCGACAGATACGGCACAGACCCAGAGCAAATAGAGAGTGCTTTGGATTTGGCAGCTGAACCAGAACGCAGGATTAAGTTCCAAGCTGATGTTCAGGATTATGTTGATATGTCCATCTCATCGACAATCAATCTGCCAGCGTGGGGCAGTGACCTCAACAATGAGGATACTGTTGAGCCATTTGCCAACATGCTTGCAAAGTATGCTCACAGACTGCGTGGCTTTACTTGTTACGCTGATGGGAGCAGGGGTGGGCAACCGCTTACTGCTGTGCCTTACAGAGAAGCAAGCAACAGACAAGGTGAGGAGATAGAGGAAATCTTAGAAACGCATGACATATGTGACATCACAGGCCATGGCGGTAGCTGTGGTGTTTAATACCGAACCTTCAAAAGAAATAGTTGGTCATT